TCGTTCAGAACGAAATAGGGATAATCGGTCGTCGGTGGAATCGAGTTGACCATGTAGAATCCTGATAGATCAACCGTGGCCCCGACGGAATCCAAGAATGTAAAGTCATTGAGGTAGACCCCATCACCCTCAGCAAGCGTATGGTTAGCCGCAGTTGTAATTAGCGGGTTGCTTGCGCATGGGCACGATGAGATGATCGCCTTATATCCAGGACTTTCTGCAATCGACACCCCCGTGGGGGCGGTGATTGACGGCACAAAGACGATGGACTCCACAATCCAACGGTTCGCACTCTCACGACGCAATTCAATAGGCGGGTAGCTTGGATGTACCAGCGTCATTACATCGTTGCTCTGGATGTAGTGGATGTCGAAAATGTCGCCTACGGCGTAGCTGTTGGGAACCTCATATGGAAGTATACCGTCGATAATGGTCGCCAGTCCCATATTCATCCAATAGGAATCACCTAATAGCGGCGGGACATGACCGTGTTCATCTTGCAGACAATAATACATATTAACCGTCGAGATACCATGTATCGAGTGACGATATGTAGTGGCTTCCCCTTGCAGGAAATAGGTGTCCAATGTCTGCGTCCCGGTCTGCGTCCCAGTAGTAACGATTGCAGTACCGCCAGAAGTTGCCGCGACATTGAAAGTGATTGAATTGTAGTTTATGACGTAGTAGATAGTTCCTGCAGTCAATCCTGTAGGCAGAGTGCCGGTCGTTGCGAATACAACCTTATCCCCATTCTGCAATCCGCCCCCACTGGCAGTTACAAAGCAGGGGTTTGTAATAGAGATAGAGACAGGAGATCCCGCCAATAACACTCTCGGACTAAAGAGAAGCGTCTCGCCTTGAGTATGGAATCGGAAATATCCAGCTCCAATCTCAATCACCATCGTCTGATCGGTCGAATATGTGAAAGGAATCAGCCGCGCGATTCCACTATTCTTAGTTTCGTTCACGTACTCAAACCCAGGACGATTCTCTGCCGGTCCCTGTGGAGTGGCGATCATGTTGAGCATTTTCGCCGCTCCCGACTGATACTTCGGATCGTCAATCTTCCCGTACATCATGGGCGAGATTTCACCGCCAGAGAATGAGCGCGTGAGTAGACGTGTGCTTGCCATTATCGACCTGCGATCCACGGCACAACATGACCGGGCCGAATCCGGCGCTGGTTAGCGTCTGAGGCTTCCGCATCTCCTTCAATCGCCGCAAACAAGGCCATCTCGCTACGCGCCCTCGTGCTTCCCGTATCGCCCTTGATGATCGGACCCGCTAGGAAAGAGGCCAACAGGTGCGAGAGCGCCACTACAAACATCGGCGTGAACTGATTGGCATCGTCAACCAATACCGTATAGCGAAGCACGGGCGCTTCTACGTTCGTCAGGATGATGGATGCCCCGTCTGCGTTGGTTTCGATCTGATAGGGTTGCGGCTCGTACTGCGAGACCGCCTCAATCGGCACGTACCCCTGTGGCCAGATCGTTCCATCCCGCACAGGGAACCCGACCGAATAGTCGTCAACGGCTTTCTCTGGAAGCACCGAGAGCGCGTTGACCATCTTATCCGGCACGGCATAAGCGTGAAGCCAGGTCGTGCTAGGGTTGTCCACCTCGGCTAGACTGGCCCGGCGCGTATTGAACCCCCAGCATCCTTTCTCCAGGATCATCTTGAGTGCAATCGGATAGAAGCGCGCGCAGTGCTTTGATTCAACAGAGCCATCGGGCGGAACAATTGCCTGTACATTTGCCGAGTTGCCAATATGGCTGAGAGCGAGATTGCACACATCTACTGAGTTCATGCCGCCTCACAATGCAAGGGGCCGGTGCTGTTTGAGCATCGGCCCCCCAGTTAAATGGCCCAAAGACTAGGCCTCTTCGGAGCCGCCTTGCTTTGGCTTTGGTCCAGGTTTCTTGCGCGGTGGGTCGAGGGATTCAACATTCCCATTCTCCGGGCCACTGTATTCAAACTCAGCGCCCTCCTCGCGTAAGACATCGTCAATGTAACAGAGCCGGATTGCCTTCACTCTAGCCAAGCGCCCTCCTTACGAGACGGAGAAGCCGCTCGGATAGAACTTCTGACCATCCTGGATGTCCTTGACCACGTTGGCATTCACAGCGCCGGCGCTCATCGCACCGACAATCACATACTGCGCGCCGAGGTAGCGGAGACCCTTTGACGCAATCTTGGGGTTGATCCGTACTGCGATGCGCTTTCCGATCACTCCATCGGCGGTCAGAATCGGCCCGGAAGCTCCGACAATGACCGGCCCGGTGAGTGCTTCGGCTGCGGAGATAATCACTTGGAAGTCCACGCTGGTTCCACCCACAAGAGCGATTGTGAGGTCGAACTCGACGTAGAGGTTTTCTCCCTCGCCGATGTCACGAGCAATGCCGAGGTCAACGGTGTTTGTGGAAACAACCGTCGAGTCGGTGTGGATCAGCGTTTGCGCTGAGGAAAGAAGCAGATTTGCATCGGTAATCATTTGCAACTCCTACCGGGAGGCTTGCCCCCGGAATCACGTTACGAGACGACGGCCTCGGTGTTGACAATGGCATCCACGCGACGGATCGGGATTCCCTCAAAGGTCAGCCAGCTCTGCGGAGAGCCGAACTGATTGAGACCCTGCTGCACGGCCAGCACATAAGCCGCCTTGTCCATCGCGGCCAAACGCAGGCCGGAGAACACGGTACGGTTCATGTAGAAGGCGGGCTTGCCGGTTCCCCACTTGGGGATGCGGTCCAAAGCGCGGGACATCAGCCGGATAATGCTGGTGGCTGCCGTGGTGGCCTGGGTGCCGCTCTGCGCGATCAGGGCCGTGGTGTCGATATTGGCGATCCGAACGACGTAGCGCCAATCCTTGACCACCAGACCGTTGTCCCACTTGTAATGGGCGCGGTACGCCTGATAGCGTGAGCCGTCCGAAAGCTGCTGCGTCACCTCGCCGAGGTCTTGATGAACGAGGCCAGCCTTCGACCCCTTCGGGAAGGTGCAGAATACCTTCTGCTCATCCCAGATCACCAGATAAATGGACGTGTTGTGGGTGGCGTCACCGCCGCCGCCCAGGACGACATTCTGTCCGTTGTCGGCTCCGCTGTAGGACGAATACCGGGGAGCCAATCCGAGGTATTTCTTCGGGTCGTCCTTCGGGTTTCCATAGAACAGCGTGGTCGCCTGCGTCTGGTTCATGGATTCGATGAAGGCCATATCCTCGGTGACGCGGGTCGCGCCTACGTCGCCGTTGAGGTTTGCCAGCGCGCAGTCAACCTCGGAATAGGCTTCGAGCATACCGCAAGACTCATCGACCTGTGCGGTCGTGGACTTGCTCGGAGGAACGCCCTGATTCAGTGCGCGCCAGTAGACAGTCGGGAGTCCGGTGCGGATCACGACACGATGGCCGGTGGGAAGGTTGCCCTCCTTGAATACGGCATCGTCAAGAATCTCGTTCGACTGCGAAAGCAGTTCCGCGAGTTGGGTCTCGACTTTTCCGTCCGGGCCGAGGCGCTTGGCCCAGTCGGCCAGCGTCAGATTGTACGTCGATAGAGTTGCCATTTTCTTTTCTCCTGATGACGGTTATGTTCTACTCGGATAGAGGGTTGCGGCTATCTCGTGGACATTCCCTGGATCAACCTTCGCCGTCTGAGCATGATCCCCTGTGACCATTCCGTCCTCGCTAATCGCCTTACCAGCGCGATAAAAGAAACGAATGACTTCCGGGTTATTTCCAAGGCCGGTGTCGCTCAGCATCTTCTTCAATTCCGGCGAACCAAACTTGTCAACCGCCAGCTTTGCCACGCCAAGGTTTTCCTGCAACTTGTCGCCGCCGAACTCCTTGTCGTTAGTTGATGCTTCCTTCCACTGGGTCTGAATCGAATCAATCTGCGCCTGGTTGCGCGCGACAATCGAAGCACTCAGAGCCGGTCCCATCTTGTCGAGTAGCTTTGATGCTGCTTCCTGGGATAGATTGGCTTCCTTTGCGGCGACCGAGAACTCGGTCAGGATTGATTCATCGTAGGTTTGACCTTCGGGAGCCTTGAACTCGTACTTTTCAGGTGCGCCCTCGGTCTTGCTCGCGTCTGTCCCTTCATCCGCTGGTTTGCCATCAGCCGGCTTAACCGTCTGTGTCTGATCTCCAGTTGGCTGCTGTTTTGCCGGCTCGACTACGGCCTCTACGACCGGAGTGGCGCTGGCATCCGTCGATGTAGCGGCGGCGTCATTTGTCTTTTCAGCCGTTGCCGTCATCAGTGTTTCCACCATTTGCATTCTCCTGAACCATCTTGAAATACTGCTCTGGACATCTTCCGTTGATCTGCATCAGTACATTCAGCCCGTAGTTTCTACAGCCCTCATTGAAAGCTGTCTGCAATGCGTTCGTGCTGAAACTCGTCTGAAATACCCTTGCATCCTTGAGGAGTCGCCACATGATGCGGCGACCACGTTTGATACCCATAAGCCAGAGGAGGTCTTTCCCTTCGTTATCCGATTCGATCTTCCTGATCGCTGCGCCCTGTTCTCGCAGTCGTTCAATCTCCTCGGTATCGGTCGGGTCTGGACCATTCATGCCCTCATGTTACTTTCGACGCAATGTTTGATGGGTACTACGCTCCGGCAATCGAGGCAATAACCCCAACTGAATGGAGGACGTACCAGACTGATCCGTATCCATAGAGCGTGATACTGTCGCCAATATCCCCGCCGAATGTGAGCAGGTCGTTCGTTGAATTGATTGCTGTGGCTGGCGTTTGAACCGTGTACGCCTGCCCGTCGATAGCGATAAGCGTCATCACCAGCCCGTCGGTGTGAGGATAGGTGAGCGTGAAATGCGATGCTGCCCCTGTATGAAGGATCGCCACTCCTCCCGGAGCTATCACGCCAGTTCCAACAGCCGGATAGGACGCTGGCACCACGACTGCGGATCGGCTTGTGTCGGTCGGGTGAACGTGATCGCCCTTCGCCCAGGTCGTGCCAGCGCCAACCGCTGCTGTACCGTCCATTGAGGGGGTTGTGCTTGAGGCCAAAGGAACAGTAGGAATGGCACCGCCGTCAGTGATTGATGTGCCGCTCGTGTTGCCCATCACCGCCAGGTGTCCGACCGTTGCCCCACTGCCAGGGCCGGTGACGATATTGCCGGAATACGCCTCAAACAGCATCTCGGTTCCGTCTGGGCTTTTGACCCCTACAACCTCCCCAGTCGTGGAATCGTAGAGAAACGGAGAGCCGTTAAATTTCTGTACATTTGCCATCGCCTTAACCCTTTCTTAGTCCCAGATCACCACAACTACATCTGATGCGGTTCCGAGCACGTACCAGGAACCCAAGAGAGTGGGAACAATCCAGTTGATTGAGCCGGTAGGATCGAGTTTGATCCCAGTTGCAGACGTGACCGCGCTTGAGCGCCCAACGTAGATAGGGTTAACTCCTCGGTTCTGCAAAATCATTTGTCCGGCGCGCTCTCCGCCGGCGCTCACTTGAATAGCGGATGCGGTCATGGTTAAGTCGATTTGCTGCATAGCTTCTCCTTAGCTCTTACCGTAGAGCGTGTTGGATGCGTTGGTCATTGATTCGGTGCCGGAATTGGCGAGTTTCATGTCCGTGATCTGGAGGTCGATAGAGGATTCGTCCTCTCCGGCTTGGGTCTGATAAGAGCGCACGGATGAAACCACAACCTCTGCCGTCAGCACCATTTTGGTATTCACGGCGGGCAGCGACTTGAGCATCCCCAACTTCTCAAGCGAATCATCGTTGAGCGTGATGGACAGCCCCCAGGGATATTCAGGGGCATCGGCGGCGGTAGGTTGCATCTCTTCCTTCGCCTCTTCCGTGCTCATCTTCATATTGGTCAAAAGGGTATCCACTACTACACCTCCTGCGGAGACGGATTACTGTACCCGCTGAATTGGTTGGTCATGTCCGTGAGCGCGGTAGGCTGGCCACCTGTGGGAGCCGCCGCCAGATTCTTCGCTGTCTTTGATTGCTGTTCCATCATTGCGGCCTGCGCCTGTGCGGCCTGAGCCTTTGCTCGCTGTTGTCGAATAATCACGCACTGGTCTGTCCCGCGAATGAGGCTCGGATCGACGCCAAGCATATCGCTGGATACGTCCACCCAACTATCGGAATCGAACTTATCCAACACATCCGGGCTAAACTGCGCCACCATGCCCAGATTACCCACGAACCTGTCAATCGCGTTGATACCAATGGCCTTCTGAGCCTGTGCCAGCATCGAAGTAATTTCGACGTTGATCTCTTGGCCCTTCATCTCATCGGGCGGCGGAGGCAACGCTCCACCCTCCAACAGCCGCATGAAGGTGATCTCGCTCATTGGATAGTGGAGGTCGGTGCTCATGCGCTGATCGACTGGTCCGAGCTTGACCATTTGCTCCTCGCGGCGCGCGGCGATCTCAGTGGCCGTCATCTTGCTGCCGGCGTCATACTCCGGCATCGAGAACACGTAATAGTAGAAAGCGCGGCGGATACGCTCCTGATCCTCTTGGATGCTGGCTTGGAGATGAGACAGATCGACCTCTACCTTGCGGAGATTGGAAACCTGTGGCCCAAGCTGGCCGGGAGGGCAGTAGCTTACGCCGCCGGGCAGCGTGTCGATCTCTCGATTCTTCATGTCGCTGGACATCACCACAGCCGGGTCAGATAGATGGTCAATGGCTTTTGCTTGCCTCAACCGCTTCTGCTGCAAAGACTTCACATCGCCCAGGCAGTTCATGGCAGGAGAGCGCCCGTACACATCCCCACCCACAATCGACCAGCGCGGCACCAGGCCAGGGAAATCCTTGAACCCGCTCACGCGCAGCATCTTGTCCGTGTTGCTGCCTAGTTCAAAGTAGTACGAACCCCAAGCCATATTCTTAGAATCCAGCTTGCGCGGGTCGCGGTCGGCGCGCGGCTCTATCGCATGAATGATCGGCACCCAGGAATCGAGACCCATTCCCTGCGAGTAGAGATTCTGGACGCTTGTAGAGCAGTTCTCTAGCCCAAACTCCTTGACAAGTTGCGAGACCTGTTTCTCGAACTCGCGGTAGATGGTGCAAACGCGCCCCTGCCAGTCGGTCTCGATTGCATATTCACCGCAAGTCAACGGATAGTGATGCACAACCGTGG